AAAGAGGTAGATAAAGAGCCGGAAGAGAATAAAAAAGCAAAGGGAGAGGGCAAATAGTCCTCTTCTTTCTTTTTAGGAAGGAGTGAGGACTGTGGCCTATGTAGACATCGAATATTATTATGACAAATTCGGGGGCAATATAGAAAGCGAACAGGATGCCGGGAAACTGACAAAGCTATTACGAGAAGCGTCAGATCAGGTGGACAGACTGACATACGGCAGGATAAGGCGCAAGGGTTTTGACAATCTCACAGAGTATCAGCAGGAAATGATAAAAAAGGCCGTATGCCACCAAGCGGATTTTTTGGATAATTACGGCGAGTATTTGAATAGCCCAATAGACAGTTTTAGCGTTGGGGATATAAACATGAGTTTCTCCGGTGCTAATCAAGGGGCGGGCGGTATTGTGGCGGACAGAAAAACCTTGGATTGCTTGGTCCAAACCGGGCTGACGGTTAGGAGGTTATAATATGAAACTTCCGTTTCCTGATTGGTCCCTGGTAACACCCGTAAAAGTTTACGCCGAGGTCCCCGGAGAGGACGGCGTAACTGAGAAACTGATTTATGACGGCAAATGCAATCTTAGCGAGAAGTCCCGAACGACACTGAACGAATTTAGACAGGTAGTTGAGTTGACGGGCAAGGCATTGTTTAAAGGCAATATCTATCCTGGAAAATTGATAAAAGGCTATGTGGAGATAGACGGGACAAAGAGAACCATTTACAGAAGCAGGAGGCCTCGAAATCCGGACGGGTCAGTATACTCTACAGAATTGGATCTGATGTGATGATTAAGGTTAAAGCAAGTATAAAACTGAATCCGCAGGCAATAAAGAAAATCGAGGAAGCAGCAGCAAAGGCCCTACCCCTGACTATGGAAGCCATGAAAACCGAGATAAACACTATGCAGGTGGTGCCTAAAGAAACGGGTAATCTTGAGGAAAGCGCGGCAACAGGGGCAGATGGCAACAGAGGGTATATCAGCTACAACACCCCCTATGCCCGTCGCCTGTACTATAATCCGCAGTTTAATTTTAGGACAGACAAGAACCCGAACGCACAGGGCAGGTGGATGGATAGTTTCATTCATGGACCGAAAAAGGGATGGTTAGCGGAGACATTTGGCAAACTTCTAAAAGAACTATCGGGTGGGGTGATTAAATGACGATAAGTGATTTTAAGGATTGGTTAAAAACCGTAATAACAGATTGCCCCAATTGGTTTGCCGGGGGATTAAGAACCACCGACGAAAAAGCCATAGCAGTCTACAACGGAAATGCCTTTATCAATCCTATGGCGCTAGGAGGCCTCAAAAACAGTAGTTACAAAGGAAAAGGTATCAGAGTGTTAGTCCATTGGAACAAGTCCATAAAAGACACAGAGGCGAAGGCACAAGAGGTATATAATGCCCTATATGGACAGAACAACATGATGATAGCAAACAAAAGAGTAATAAAGTTTAACATGAGAGATCCCGAACCCATTTATTTGGGCGTAGACAATTCAGGGATTTACGAATATGTAATTGATTTTGAGATTATACACGAAAGGTAGTGAATAGAAATGGCTAATGAAGTTACAGGCGTATATCCGGTATTTGATTTAAAGTTTAATATCGGCACCAAAGGAAGGGAATCTACTTCCAGCGACATGAAAACAATTGCAGACATGGAAACCTTTACTGTTTCCATAGATGGCAATGTGGAAGAATGGACCCCAATGGACACCGAGGGTTGGGTAAGACGACTGATGACCGGCAAAGGTTTTGTGATTGGTTTGAACGGCAAACGGAACGTAGGAGACCCTGGCAATGACTATGTGGCAGGCATGGCATGGAAATCCGGTGTTGATTGCTCGAGTATGGGAGAAATTGAATTTCCTGACGGTGACAAGCTAGAATTTGATTGTATTGTGAACGTGACCACGCCGTTTGGCGGAGATAGCGTAAACGTATCGGCACTTGAACTTGAATTGCAATCCGATGGCAAACCAACATATACACCGGCAGCGTAAGGAGGGCAACATGAAAGTAAAGGTAACAAGGCGATTTAAGGATAAAAAAGAGGATAAACTGAGGGCCCGGGGCGATATTTTTGATACAACAGAGAAGCGTATGAAAGAGATAAATGCCCATACCCTAGGGCCTTTAGTTGAGGTAATTGAGGAGGGACAGGATGAGCAAGACAATAGACATAACGGCGAAACTGACGAACGAACGACCGAAGCTGAAATTAGCGGAAGATAAAACTTATGAGATTGACGACCGCAAAAACACAGTCTTAAAGATGAACCAAAGGATGAAGGAAGCGAATACGGAAGACATAGAATTTATGGATGAAATAATTGAAATGTTATTGGGTGAAAAGGCAGTCAAAGAAATTGACGAAATGAACCCGTCCATGTCGGCATATCAATCAATAATAATAGCTATTATGGCAGCGATTGCAGGGGAGGACTACGAAACAGCAGAGGCCCGATTTCGCAAAGAAGCGGGGATTTAACGAAGATTGGTATGACCTGTATGAGGACTGGGGCTTGATAGAGGCATCATTCACCGCACAATACGGAATAAGATTGAGAAGTGATCCTGAGATGTCATGGGGTGAATTCAGTACACTTTTATCCGGAATAATGCCGGAAACACCGCTTGGAAAAGTGGTCGGTATACGGTCCGAGAACGATAAAGACACCTTGAAACACTTCACCAAGGAACAGCATAAAATAAGGAATGAATGGCGAAGTCGGATATATAGGACCGCTATACTGAACGAGGACGAGGCAAGGAAACAGGTTAGGATGTTCCAGGAAGTAATGAAAATGGCGTTTGGGAAATGATTTGAAACCCTGTATTATATTTGGTATTATTGACATAGTATGATGCGGGGGTGGAATTATGGGCTTTATGGAGAAAATAAAAGAAGCGTATGAGGACGGCAAGAAAAAGGGCGCTGAACTGGGTTCCTTTGAGCATCAAGCACAGAAGCAAGCGGAAAAACGCGCTATTAAAAAGGCGGAAAAACAAGAATCCAGTGACAGGATAAAAGACATGAAAAAAGAAGGCATAGCGTATTGCCCTAAATGTAAAAGCACTTCTATACAGTATGTAGAGCGAAAAAAAAGATTGAGCCTAACAAGAGGGCTTGTAGGGAATGTAATAGCCGGTCCTTTGGGTGCGGCAGTCGGGGCGATAACAAGCAAAAAATACAAAGGCTTTGTAAAATGTCTGAATTGTGGCCACACATGGAAAATGTAATAAACAAATATATAAACGAGAAAAGCACTTACCAAACAGTAGGTGCTTTTATTATGCCTAAAAGGCAGGTGATAGTATGGCAGACGGTACAAGTGTAGGAAAAGTGTTTTTGGATATCGAGATTAGTCCAAAGTCTATAAATACGGAACTGGGTAAATTATCAAGTGTTTTTAATAGTGCCTTTAAAAGTATGTTCAGCAGAACCATGGGGCAAACAAGTAATTTTGCCAAGGATACAATGAATATGATAAGCGGCAGTTTTAAGAAAATTGGACAAGTTGGTACAGCTTCCAGCGATAAAGTTGCTAAGAGTATAGAAGGGATGAATAAGGAATATCAGAAAACGCAGGAAGAAATACAAAAGATACAAAATGAATTAGCAGCACTTGATACGCAAAGAGATTCGATTATACAAAAATACGCAAGTATGCCGCCGTTAACCGGCATGACAAAAGATGAAACACTGGAACAATTGTTGAAATCAGACCAGGGATTTGCACGTTTAGGCGCAAGGGTAGAAGAACTAGAAATGAAAATGACACCCTTGAAAAATAGAAGCTCGGAACTTGCGGATGCAATAAGACAGATCGGTACTGAAACGGATAAAGCAGGCTTAAAAACCAACAGGATGACCAGCTTTATCAAATCTGCGATGAAACAGATCCTAAAATTTTCATTAATAAAACGCATATTCACCCGGGAAACTCAAAAGGCTACCGGGGCCACAGCGAAATTTGGCGGAACAATGAAACGAGTTGCCGGGATGCTGGCCCGGAGGTTGATTGTGTATCAATTACTAGGCAGAGGAATAATGAATTTAATCAGATATTTATGGTCAGCACTCAAAACTAACCAACAATTTGCCAAATCTTTGAACATCATAAAAACCAATCTATTGGTAGCCTTTCAGCCTATCTATGATTTTATAATTCCTGCTTTGAATGCCTTGATGCAAGCATTAGCCACGATAACAACTTATATAGCCACCGCCATGAGTGCGCTGTTTGGCAAAACCTATCAGCAGTCTTTTAATTCGGCTCAAAAAATGAACAAAGCCATAGAAGGCATGGGCAAATCAGCTAAAAAAGCGGGCAAGGATGCGAAGGGGGCACTAGCACCATTTGACGAAATAAACCAATTGATGACGGGCACCGATGATGCGGATGCAGGTGGCGGTGATGGTGGTTTCGAAATGGAGATGCCGGACCTGGCGACCGTAGACATGACAGGGATTGAAAAATTCAAGGAAATTATGGCGGATTTATTTAAGCCATTCAAGCTGGCCTGGGAAGTTGAGGGCCAAAATACAATAGACGCCGCTAGAGGTACACTAGAAAGCATAAAAGGGCTTATCGGCGCAATAGCCAAATCATGGAGGGAAGTTTGGACTGGCGGTTCGGGGCAACAAATCATCGAAAATGTTTTAAAAATAACACAAAACATACTAAAAACAGCAGGTAATCTGGCGGATGCATTCAGAAAGGCTTGGGAACAAAACGAAATAGGCACAAAGATTATTCAAGGAATATTTGACATATCCAACAGTATTCTAGGGACGATTGTAAAAATCACTGAAGCCACCGCAGAATGGGCGAAGAATTTGAACTTTACCCCGCGATTGGAGGCCGCAAAAATCTTATTAGACGCTATTAAACCGCTGATAGAAAACTTAGGCAAGCTCTTAGCGTGGTTATGGGAAAATGTCTTATTGCCGTTTGTAGGATGGGTCATCGAGGATTTTGTTCCGGTGTTTCTGGATGTTCTGGCAGGAGCAATAAGTGTCCTGAACAGTGTGCTTGAGGTTTTTGCACCTTTAGGACAGTGGCTATGGGCAGAATTTTTGCAACCTTTAGCAGAATGGACCGGTGGCGTTATAGTGAGTGTTCTGGAAAGCATCGGAATTGGGTTGAATGCAATTAGCGACTGGATCACTGGCCATCAGGCTCTTATTGAAACCCTTGCAATAATTGTGGGTAGTTTTGCCGCCGCATGGGGCTTGGTTAACATCGCAATAGGAGTATGGAACGGAATAGCGGTCATAGCAACAGGCGTAACTACTGCCTTTGGTGCCGCAGTTGCTTTCCTTACGTCCCCGGTTACCATAGCAATAGCAATTATTGGCGGCCTAATAGCGATAGGTATTCTCTTGTATAAAAACTGGGAAGAAATATCGGCTTGGCTCAAAAAGATATGGGAAGCAATAAAAGATGCTGCTACAAAGATATGGAATTCTGTCAAAGACTTCTTTGTTAAGACTTGGGATAGTATAAAAGCAAAGATAACCGAAAAATGGGATGCTATCAAAAAGTTTTTCTCCGACACATGGAACAGCATTAAAAATACGATAACCAATGTGTGGGATAGTATAAAGACTTGGTTATTTGATAAATTTGACGCAATATACACCAAGGCATCCGACGTGTTTACCAAGATGAAAAACTTCATCAAGGGGATAACGGACAGTATAGGCGGGTTTTTTAAGGGCATGGTGAACGGTGTAATTAAGGCTCTGAATTTTATGATTGGTGGATTAAACAAGCTAAGTTTTGATGTCCCTGATTGGGTGCCACTGATGGGCGGTAACTCCTTCGGGTTTAACATACCGAAAATTCCACTGTTGGGTAAAGGCGCAATAGTGGATCAACCTACCCTGGCGATGGTAGGAGAAAGAGGCCGGGAGGCAGTAATACCACTTGAGAACAACACCGGCTGGATAAAACAATTGGCCGTAGATTTATCAGAAATAATCGACGGCGGCGGTGGCGACACGACTGTAATAGTCAAAATCGGCGAAGACATCATAATAGATAAAGTAATATCGGGTGTGAACAGACAATCCCGGATAAGTGGTAAAACAGTGATAACGGTATAGGAGGTGGAGGTATGGCTATGGTTTCAATCGACGGTGTAGACCTACCTGCACCTACCAAGTACAAAA